CCGAGCGCGTCGGCTCCCAGAAGGTCTACGACCCGATCTACAACGGCGCTGGGGTCGACTTTTTGTTTGTCGACGCGTACGACAAGCCGCTCACGGCCAACGTCCATTTCTACTTCGGCACCGGCGCGCTGCCAATTACGACTGCGGGCGGGTTCCAGTCGTCGGTGGTTTCTGTCCCGCTGGCGTACAGGGACTACAAGGAAGCGCTGCCGACCGGGATCTACGCCGAGGTGTTCGGCGCCACGAAGATCTATGACCCGATCTACAACGGGGCCAGCGTCGACTTCCTGTTCGTCGACGCCTATACGCCTCCGCTGGCCTCTGGGGTACAGCTGCCGTTCGGTACAACGCTGAAGCGGCACCTGCTCGAGAAAGGCTGGCTGACCGAGGAGTTCGGGGACAACTCCCCGACCAACGCCGCTCACGGCATCTTCCCCGACGGGCTGTACTCGGAGATCTTCGGCAGAACGAAGTTCTACGACGTTCAGTACAACGGTGCGACGGTCGACTTCAACTTCGTCGCGTATTACGACGTCCCACCGACGCAGAACGTAGCCTTCTACTTCGTCGTGCCACATGGCGGCGTGTACGTGCGTGCCATCAATTTCACGCCGATGAGCATCACGTACCCGATAGTGACTCACTGGCAGCAGAACGTCGTTCCGCTGTCGTGGACTCACGGCCTGCTCGGCTCTCCGACGGTGTATACGCTCACGCAGTACATCTTCCCGTACATGGCGACGGAGTCGTCCCGGTTCGGCACCCCGGCGTACGCCAACTTCTCGAAGGACGTGTATCCCTGGGGCTGGACGAGCAGCACGCTGGGCGACGACGTCACCATCGACAACAAGGCGCGGATCGTGGACCTGGACGAGGACGGGTTCCTCGCCGTCGCGTTCGGCACGCAGTACGTGGCGCACTACTACCAGGTCCTGCCGTACGACTACGGGTTCGTGTCCTCTGCCGTCGGCACCCCGTCGCTGGAGTTCTGGGTACGTACGTTGTACGCACAGCCGACCGAGAACCCGCCCAGCGTCATGCCCCCGCTGGTGGGCCGGCACGTCGAGCTGCTCGCTGAAGGTTTCGAGTCCTCGGCGTTCGGGACCTTCATTGCCTACAACGGCACTCCGTGCTGGCCGATTGGGTGGAAGTCGTCCACGCCGGCGAGTGGCGACGACACGAAGATCCGCCTGGCCTGGAGGATGTGCCCGACCCAGACCATCGGCGCTACGAGCATCGTCGAGCGCCCGCTGAAGGTCTACAACCTCATCCAGTACATCAAGAAGGCGCCATACCGCGAGTTCGTGGACATCGACGAAGCCGCGTACGGCACCGCCCTCGTCGAGAACTTCAACAAGGAGCTCAAGACCTTCGGCCACATGGACAGCCGGTTCGCCTTCTACCCGGCGGACCTGATTCAGCCATACCAGGTCATCCCGGCGACCATCGCGCCGAATGCGTTCCAGAAGCCGATCCAGGTGGCGTTCGCCATCCGCTACTTCCCGATGGACGGCATCGACAGCTTCGTGTCGGAGAAGTGGCACGTCATCTACAAGACCGCGAAGGAGGTGTATCCGTTCGGGATCGCCCCAACCGCTGAGGTGGGCCGCCCCGAGGAGGTGGTCAACCGCAACCGCAAGTTCAAGATGCACTGGGTGCTGGAGTCGATGGAGATCGGCACCCACATGGTCGCGGACCGGATCCGCAAGGTGTACCAGACCTGGCCGTACCGCGGCGAGACCGGCGGCCTAGATGTCGACGTGCGGATCAACCCGCACCCCGTCGCCCCGCAGAGCTGGGACGAGGACACGGAGGGCCGGCACGCCGCTCCGTACGTCGAGGAGCACTTCACCATCGCCAAGTGCTGGGGGATCCTGCCGGCCTGGGACCCGATCAGCAAGGGCACGGTTGTCGAGAACCGCAACCGCAGCTACACCCCCGGCGTGTTCCTGCCGCTGGACCACGACCAGTACGGCCGCGCCCGCGTGGAGCACTGGATCCGGTACGTCGAGCCGGAGGGCGTCGTTCCCTCGCACGCGTTCGGCCGCCAGGACATCCGGGACAACAAGCAGTACCCGTCGATGGCGCCCAGCTGGATCAGCCACAAGGTTCCGTGGACGCACAAGGTCGAGTACACGAGCATCACGCCGTACGTGCTGCGCCGCCTGTATGTCGGCTCGCTCGCGTCCACCGACGAGTTTGGAACCGCTTCCATACCGATCAACGAGCTCAAGCCGTCGGGCATCGCCTGGGTGATTCCGACGGGCCCGGTCGTGCGCGCGAACTCGATCTTCGCCAAGCCCGCGCAGACCGAGGTCTACATCAACTACAACCTGTGGGGCTTCCCGACCATCGCGGCGCCACAGTGGATCTTCACGACCGGGATCGACGTTACGGAGCACCAGAAGCAGGCCGTAACCCCCTACACGATATACGCCACGAACGCAGACCCTCCCGTCACGGAGCAGGTAAGGCTGAACCACGGGTACAAGGAGTGGTACGCCCCGGACTGGAACTGGAAGACCATCTCCGGGAGCAACCCATACGGCCAGTTCGGCAACCTGTGGGCGGCGAACAAGAACCGCACGATCTACCACCAGACCGGCGGCGGGATGCGCCCGTACACCGACGCGGCCGGGGGGCTGGAAGTGTTCGGCCTCTACTGGGTGTCCAACTGGAAACGGTGGCTGTACGCCTCCGGTCGGAAGGATTCCAAGTTCGGCCGGGTCGACATCCCGACCAGCCCGCGGTACATGGAGTGCTGGGGCTCCCACGAGTCGTCCGCCTTCGGCACCCCGAAGATCCAGTACCCGGAGGAGGTCGGCTACGACGCCATCCGGCCGCTGTGGATCAACTCGTACGTCACCGGAAACAACAGCATCGAGCTGTTCAACCGGAACGTGTACCCGAGCGAGTTCGAGTGCGAGACCCGCACGGGGCGGTACATCGACGGGCTGGACGGCATCCAGCTGGATCCCCCGACCTACATGGCCCCGATAACGGACACCCAGCCCCCGTCCATCTATGTCACCAGGGTGGGCTTCCCGGTGCTGCGGGAGTTCCAGGGGTTCACGAACTCCAGCCCGACGGCGGCCCTGGTGGCCTATCGGATCAGGCATGTCTACCCGGAAGGGACGGACATGTCCGAGCTGGTCTACCGGCTGCAGCGTCATTTCTCGAGGTTCAGGGTCTACAAGGTCGATCCGGACCCCCCGTACAACGACAACCCGACCAAAAATGTCCTGCCAGAGTCAATACTTAGCTCGGACATCCCGTCGCCGGCGATCTATAATTGGCACCTGTTCGTAAACTACCACTGGTGTATGCCGTCTTCGGACGCGCCCGCCCCGACGGTGGCCCATGTCTGAGCTCAAGATCACGCCCTTCCTGGGCATCGACAACGTCACCGGCGAGCCAAACGACCCTGGCTGGGTCAAGGACGCCGTGAACGTCGATTTCTGGCGCGACGGCTGGGTGTCGCGCCGGCCTGGGTTCGAGCTGTTGCAGGCGGGGGTCACCAGCGTGTTCGGGTCACAGGTCCTGGACTCGCTGGTCGGCGTCATGGGTGGTGAGCTTCACAGTTTCACTACGGCTCCGGTGTCGTACGTGCCACTCGGCGCGGTCTACGACTCGGAGCTCGAGTATGCGGAGGTAAACAATGAGCTGGTTCTGGGAGGCCTTGGCACGCTTGCGGTCGTCCGCGGCGGTCGTGTGGAACACCTTGGCGTTGAAGATCCGCCTCAAGTATTTGGAATGGCGGACGCGGCTGGTGGACTTGTTCAAGGACGATACGGAGTCTTGATCACGTACGTGACCTCGAATGGGGAAGAAAGCGCCGCGAGCGCAGCTGAGTTCATCGATGTCGCCGCTGGTGGCGGCATCGAGATTCCAGTCCTGCCCACTCCTACCGAAGACAAGGTCACCCACATCCGCGTGTATCGCACGACGCCGAACGGCGAAGTGTTCTACCTGGCCGCCACCGCGCCTGTTGGCAGCGGCCCTGTGTTTCTCGGCGAGGGCACAGACCTCGGCCGTGCATGCGACACGCGGCACAAGACGCGCATGCGGCCGGGGATGTACCTGCGCTATTTCCGCGGCCGGCTGCTGGTGGCGCGCGGGAACGTGGTGTATATCAGCGAGCCGTTGCGCTACGGCTTGATGGACCCCCGCACCGGGTTCGTGCAGTTCCCCGGGCGTGTGACGTTCATACAGCCGGTTGAAGGCGGCGTGTTCGTGGGACAGCCTGGCAGCGTCCTGTTCATGAAAGGACAGGGGCCGGAGAAGTGGGACGTCGTCCAGACGGGCGCCGGCGCACCGATCCCGGGCTCAGCAACAAGTATCGATGGCACCGAGATGTCCCTGGACGGGGTTGATTCGGCGTCGCGGTATGCCGTGTGGATGTCGGAGCGTGGTTACGCTATCGGCACGCCAAACGGTTCAGTGGTGGAGCCGCAGGGTAAGCGGCTTCGTGTTCCGGTCGGTCAGTACGGCGCAACCGTCGTACACGAACGTCGACTACTCTCCCTTGTCTCCTAAAGAGGCCCTGATGGACAAGCTCATTCTGAAACACAAGCGCGAGTTCGCATCGGCGCTCGGCAACGGCCAGTACGACGTTACCGACGGCGGCGTTCTCTTCCCGAAGCAGCAGGTGTTCGCGAGCGGCATGTACTTCCACTCGGTGAACGGCCAGGACGAGCGGCAGGATCCCAACCTGTTGCCGGACGCGTCGATCCTGAACATCCTGAACGTCGTGTTCGGTGCGACCGCCAAGCAGGCCAACTGGTACGTTTCGCTGTACGCGAACGCGATCAATCCGGCTGCGAACTGGACCGCTGCGAACTACGCGTCGACCGCGGGAGAGATCACCAGCCTGACCGAGGGCTTCTCGGAGGTGACGCGGCCTGCGTGGACCCCGGGCGTCGCTGCGGCCGGTGCCATCGACAACCTGTCGGCGCGCGCGACGTTCTCCATCGTCTGCACGACTTCGCTGACGGTGAACGGCGCAGGCCTGCACTCCGAGAACACGCGCGGCGGTACGACCGGCGTGCTGGGCTCGGCGGCTCGCTTCGGTTCGACCAGGACGCTGTACAACAGTGACAGCTTCCAGCTCGGCTACCGGGTCACGCTGACGTCGTAATGGAACTCTTCGACGGGTTCGGACTAACCGTCGAAGGGCCGATGACAGCGGATGCGGTGAGCTATGCTCACCGCATCGCCTATCTGACCCGGTCAGAGGCTGACGCCCGCGGACTGCTGGCGTACCGCAAGTACCTCGAGCTGCCCGACGGCGGTTTTGCATATGCGATCAAGCACGGGGACTTGGTTCGCGTACGCATTGTGCCGGCCAAGAAAGACGAGTACGAAACTCCGCTGAGCATCACGTATCCGGACTTCGCTTCGGGCATACACACCACTGCGCGCATCACGGTGGGCTCGAGCCCCACCGGACCGGTCAACGTCGTCACCGGGTTCTATCCGACCTCCGGAACGCAGAACCGCCTGAACATCAGCTCCGGGCCGCAGACCATGGAGCGGTTCGCTGTGGATCTCAGCAGCGACAGGGACGACCTCAAGGGGATGTGGGCTGCTAGTCCGCTCCAGTTCGCCCAGCACGGATTCATGATCAGCTCACTGTTCAGCGGGCGGATGGTGAAGCTCGTGCAGGGGTTGCTCGGCTTCGGCAAGTTCAAGTCCCCGAGTGCGTTCCAGCAGGTGCTGAAGATCGAGGAGACAGACGCCGAGGAATACCTCAAGTCACTCACGTATCACGAGCTCGCTACGTTCCTGCGCGGGCTCCAGGTGCAGTACGACAACCGCTTCTACCGCACGCACGGCGTCGTAGCCGGCGGCGACGGCAAGTGGTACATCGCGCAGATCAGCCCGAGCGGCGTGCTGATCATGCCGATGCGGTACTGGCGCGGCACTGACAAGCTGGAGTTCCGCGAATACGTCGAGGAAGAGGGCGACTACGAAGCCATCGAATTCCTGGACACGTTCGGCGGGTTCCCGACCGGCGAACCATTCCCTGCGATCTACGGCGGCGTGCTCGATGCTGCGATCCGCGCTGGCTTCGTCAAGCGGCTGAAGACCGATGCAGAAGTCGCTACGGCGTATGCACACCAGCCGTTCTCGACAGGCATGGGGTGGGCGTTCAACCAGTCCGGCACTGAAGCGCACAACGTGATGTATGAGTACGGCGCCGACGACTTCATGTACACGCAGCACTTCCACTTCCAGTTCGGTGGAATCTCGGAGATGCCGCCGCAGACCGGCGACGAGCACGTCGCGCTGCAGACAGAGTTGAAAGCGCTGCTCACCAACCAGGGTCCGACGACACCGGACTACCGGTGGTTCGTCATGAGCAAACTGCCGTGGCTCTCCGAAAGCACGCTACGCGCGCTGGTGGCCCAGGCCAAGGGCGACCCCGCCGCGGCGTTCACTCAGCTGGATGCCGAGACCGTGACGCGCGTAACCGGCAGCGCCGGCATGGGGGCAAGCGCGCGGAACAAGGTGTGGTACCCAGGCAAGAACCTGGCCGCTCCTCCGATGAAGTTCCACGAGCCGCTGCTGCCCGGGCTCATGAACGTCGATCTGCGCAAGCTGGGTTTCCAGTACGGCAACTACAACTACCCGGTAGTGCAGGACTGCATGATGCACGTGTACTTCATCGGCGACCAGCTGAAGTACGTGAAGTGGTACTCAGACCTGGACGTGAAGACGTTCAACGAAGTCACCAACGACTACGAAGACTGCATGTGGCAGGGCAGCTGGACGCAGACGGAGCTGTACGGTTCGACAGAGCTTGGTCCGGGCTTCTACCACAGCGACAACGATCCGCGCTTCATTCCGGCGCCCACCGAGATCACTACGAAGATCAAGAGCAAGTACCTGCGCGAGGACCAGTACGTCGTCGGGGATGACCCCGCGTGGCCGTCCCGCTGCTGGGGTACCCGCACGCACACGTTCGACCGCGAGGAAGAGAGGACGACGGAGCACGGCAAGGGATACAGGATTGCGTGCATCGTTCCGCGCGGCACGCGCGAAGGGGTGCTGTTCGCATGGGCGGACGAACGCCAGTCGACCGGCGTCCTGTGGATGAAGACGTGGCCGAAGATGCTGGACCCGTGGTGGTTCGAGTGCACGCGGCTATTCGGCAAGATCAACCCCGGCCCGTCGTTTGGCGGCGGTTGGCTCCCGACGTCGGACAAGTGCGGCTGGTGGCACACGGACCGGCGGATCGTCATCACGAACTACTCGCCCACCCTGTGCAGCGACATCGTGGACGAGGGCCCGTGGTTCTCAGAGTGCGACACCGTCGACAACTGGCCTCAGGGGCCGGACCGCCCGCAGACTACGGTTTCCTCGACGTCGTACGACCAGATCTTTCACGTGTTCGCTGACTACCCCCCGATGGGTGGCATGAAGGAGGTGTACAAGCACACCTGGAAGCCGACGGCTGAGAACCCGTACTATCCGTGGGATGCGAACTGGTTCTACCCATCCCCCGACGAGTATGGGAACATCCAGCAGTGTGGGGTTCTTTGGAATGGGTTCGGAGACTCGGACCTGGTTATAGGAGACACGGGCCCCAGCGGGTACGGTCCCGGAATTTTCGAGGGAAGCCCGTCGCGCGAGGTGTTCCGCGGTACGGTTGCCTTCGTAGGAGTCGTAGATGGATCCCCATGAGGACGTAATTGGCTCCGGCGTACTCGGAGTAGCGACATTCATACGAATCGCCGCCGACACCAGCGCCTCCACGCTGGTCGGCGCGGACGAGGCGTATCCGGCGTTCGGGCTGATCCTGGACGCGTACGGCGTCGTCGGCGACTACATCGAGGGCGACGGCTTCCTGTTCGTGGACAGCGGAGTCAGCACGGTCGGAGCGGCGACGTTCCTGTCCGCGCGCATGTATCCGATGCTCGTGGCGCCCACCATGGTCGTGCGCGACGGGCTGTACCCGCGCCTGCTTTTGGACACGGTCGACGGCGGCGTGCTCTCGGAAACGCTGTTCGCAGATGAGTACACCCTAGCAACCAGCACTGGCACGGTCGGCGCGAGCTTCAGCAGCTTCACCGTTTCCAGGCCCGTGCTGTACGTCTCGGGCACCGTCGGTGACGTGGTCTTCGCCTACAAGGTAGAGGATCTCCAGGTCACCGGCGTGCTGTCCGAGACCCTGGCGCTGTACGCAGTTGTCCGGGCTTTACTTGCGGACTCGGGGGTAGTAGGCAGCGAAGCAGTACTACAGGGTGGCGTATACGACATAGCCATTTCACAAGGGGCCTTGTCCGACGCCCTGTTCGCTGACGCAACACTCTACGCTCTTTTGACTTCGGCCGGATTCGGCTGGGGAACCGTACTGGCGCTCGGCAGCGCGGCCTGGTCTGCGAACTCCGACAACTGGGCAGGCTCACGCTATGAGCCTTTCGATTTCGCCTCCGTGACGTCTTTCCGCGGCGAGCTGTACGCCACCGGACCCACCGGCCTGGTGAAGGTAGGAGCGGAGCGCGACGAGGCCGCAGACATTGCGGCGCGCGTGACGTCGAACCTCACGGACTTCGGCGAGAAGAGGCTCAAGCTGCCGCGCGCTGTCTACCTCGGATACACCAGTAATCAAGCACTTACGGTTACAATGTCGGCTACCGACGATGGGGTAGAGACGGAGTACGAATACACCGCACCGCCGAGGGTGGCGGACACTTACGTCCCTGATCGGATCGGCCTAGGACGCGGACTGCGCAGCCGATACTTGCGCTTTACCCTCGCTAACGAGTCCGGCGGGGATTTCAGCATCGACAGCGCCTTCCTGGACGCTGACGTTTCTGAGAGGCGCGTCTGATGGTCGAAGACCTCGTTCAAGGCAGTTACAACCAGATCGTCGCCCAGCTCGGGTCGCTGAATACCCTCACCAACAGCCTGCTGTCTAGGTTTGAGGGGTACGCGAACGATCTGGCAGATTTGCCGCTGCCGGCGCTCACGCCGCCGCCTGTGTATGCCGATCCCGGCGCCGGAAGCGACGTGACACCCACGTTCGGCTCGCCGCCCGCAGAGCCCAGCACGCCGAACATCAGCGACTTCGATGTAACTGAGCCGAACGAGCGCGACATCGACTCGGCCATCGCCGGTATCGACCCGACGATGCCGGACTTCGATCCGTCCATCGCCAGCATCTCGTTCCCGACCACGATCCCGTCGGTGGGAAGCTACCCGGTTCCGGACAAGCCTGCGGTGAGCGACATCACCCTGCCGTCGGAGCCGTCGTTCGCAGAACCTGGACTGGACGCGCTGCACGCGATCACGCTGCCGGCGTTCACTCCCATCATACTGCCGACGTTCGACACCGCTGCGCCGACGCTTGACGCTTCGGCCCCGAGCTCGGTCCTGGCGTGGAGCGAGCCGGAGTACTCCTCGGAAGAGCTCGACCTGGTCAAGGCCAAGATCGTCGAGATGATGAACGGCAAGTCCGGTCTTCCGGCAGACGTCGAGCAGGCGCTGTTTGACCGGGCGCGCGGACGCGAGGACACCCTGGCGGTCAAGGCGGTGAACGAAGCGTTCGAGACGTTCGCCTCGCGCGGATACAGCATGCCCCCGGGGATGCTTGCTGCCCAGGTCAACGCGACCGTCGAGGACAGCCAGCTGAAGGGACAGTCGCTCAGCCGCGACGTGTACATCAAGGCGCAGGAGACGTTGATCCAGCAGCTCAACCAGGCCGTCCAGCAGTGCGTGGCCATCGAGAACATGCAGATCAACCTGTTCAACAACGTCGCTCAGCGCCGGCTCGAGATCGAGAAAGCGCGGATCGACCAGGCCATTGCGATCTACAACGCCGAGGTCCAGGCGTTCAACATTCGCTCGCAGGCCTACGGCGTGCAGGCCACGGTGTTCAAAGTGAAGGTCGACGCCGAGATCTCGAAGCTCGAAGCGTACAAGGCGCAGATCGAATCGCAGAAGGCGATTGGTCAGCTCAATCAGCAGCTGGTCGAGGTGTACAAGGCCCGGCTGCAGGCGCTTGCGACTTCCGCCGACGTCTACAAGACCCGAGTGCAGGCTGCGACGGCAAAGATCGACGCGGACAAACTGAAGATCGACATGTTCAAGAGCGAGATCGACGCGTACATCGCCCAGCTCCAGGGTGACAAGACCCGCGTCGACGCATACCGCTCCCAGGTCGAGGCCGAAGCTGCGAAGGTTGGCGTCATCAACGCCGAGGCGAACGTGTACATGGCGAAGCTGCGCGCGAAGGAGACCTTCGCAAGCGTGTCGCTCCGCAAGGTAGACGCACTCATCAACGCTGCGCAGAACGACACGACGCGCTTCGCTGCGCTGATCGAAGCCGAGAAAGCCAAGGTCACGTCGACGTCGTCGATCTTCGCGACGAAATCGGACAACTACAGGGCGCAGCTTCAGAAGTTCGTGGCTGAAGCCCAGACCGGCACTGCGTACGCAGAACTGAACGTGAAGCGCGTAGAGGGTGCCATCCGCAACTCCGTGGCGCTGTACCAGGCCGAGATCGCCAAGTACGCCGCGGAAGCAGAGCGGGTAATCAAGCTGGGCAACCTGAACGCAGAGAGCCTGCGGATGATGGCCCAGTACTCCGCGCAGCTTGCCGCTGGCGCGATGAGCGCGGTGCACCTGGCAATGAGCTTCTCGGGAAGCGCCGGTGTCGGAATCAACTACAACATTCAGCAGTGACGGAGCTGGCATGAAAAAGACGAAGTCGAACATGACGAAGGAGTTCGAGCTGAAGTCGGCGCTCCGCGCATATGCGGATGGCGGCACCGTCATGACTGCGGCGAACGCGCTGCGCAACCGCAAGGAGCAGATCGACGGCGCTGTAGACAAGGCCGTGAGTGCCAAGCCCGCGGACGCGCAACCGAAGAAGGAAGCTCCGAAGGAGCCAGAGCGCGTCAAGCCGCATCCGGACTACAAGCCGCGCGGCCTGCTGCGCAACATCCTCGGCTTCCAGCACGGCGGCGAAGTGAAGGGCCCGGGCGGTCCGCGCGACGACAAGGTTCCTGCGTTCGACGACGACGGCGACGAGCTCCGCGTGAGCGACGGCGAGTACATCCTGCCGGCCGCGACCGTGCAGGCCGTTGGTGGCCCGAAGGCGCTGGACAGGCTGGTGCTGCGCACGACCGGCCGACAGCCGGGTGCCAAGATGGTAGACGGCGTCCCGCACGCCGCAATGGGCGAGTGGATCGACCCGCTGAAGCGCGGCGCATTCAAGGTGGCGAGCACAGCCCAAGGCGCGGTAGACGCCGGGGTGGAAGCGGCCAAGGCTGGGTGGCAGGCCGCCAAGGGAGCATATTCCACCGCCGCGTCGAACCCGACGCGCAGCGCATTCAAGGCGGCGAGCGCAGCCCAAGGCGCGGTAGACGCTGGGGTGGACGCGGCCAAGGCTGGGTGGGAGGCCGCGAAGGGAGCGTATTCCACCGCCGCATCGAACCCGACGCTGCGCTCGACGGTCGGCGCTGTCGGCAACACCGTAAAAAGCGTGGGCGAGAAAGCGTGGTCCGACGCCGGCAACCTGGCTGACGAGGCCGGCACGGCCCTGCGCGGGAAGTTCGGCCCGACCGTGGGCGCAGCCCAGGGCGCGATGGAGCGGGTTCCTGGCTTCAAGGCCCCGACCGCGGGGATCGAAGTCGGCAACGCCACGATGCAGGACTTCCGTGCGGCCAAGGCCGCGGCGGACCCGGGCGGCTACGGCTCTGCCGTACAGCGCGCGGCGGAAGCACGCCGCCTGAACCCGACGAACGTGCAGTTCAGCTCGACGGGCTCCTCGCTCATGGGCCCGGAGGCCGCCGCTCCTAAGCCGAGCGTGCCTTTCTCTCGGCAGGCAGGCCGTGCGGTCGGCAGCGTACTGCGCAAACTCCCTGGCGCCGGCATGGGTGCCATCGGCCGCATGGCTCTGCCTGCGGGCGTAGGGCTCGAGGCGTACAACGCCAAACAAGACATGGACACCCCCGGAATGACCGCCGAAGACAAGACGGATCGGGTGGTTGAAGGCATCTCGCGTTTCGGCGGCGCCGCGGGCGGCGCGGCCTTCGGGGCGGGCCTGGGGTCGGTCGCTGGACCGGTAGGTACGGTGGTCGGCGGCCTCACTGGCGGTACGGCTGGCTACTTCGCCCCCGATGCAGTCATGGCGCTCGCGCGGCGTTACGGTCTCACGGACAAGCAGATGCCGTCCGACAAGGCCGAGCAGCTCCGCGCGGTCGGCGCTCCGGGCAACACGGCCGGAACGGAGAACATGATCAACAACGTCTCCGGTCTGCGCTCGCTGGACAACGCCCTGATGACGCCGCAGCCGAACGTGCAGGAGACCCCCGCCGGCCCGCCGGGAACGGGGATCAACCGCATCACCGGAGAAGGCCTGCGCAGTCCGCTCTATACCAACCTGCCGCGCGACGAGGCGCTGGCCGGGATGAAGGGCGGCACTGTCAGCAGCTTCGACATGCGCGGCGACCTGGCCGCGCGGGCGCGGGAGAACCAGATCAGGCAGATGTCCGTGGATGCACAGACCGCGAACGACACGGCAGAAGCCAAGGCCGCGCGCGACCGCCAAATTGGCTACCTCGAGTCGACCGCCGAACCCGAGCGCGACCGCTTCGGCAGGACCGCCGCGGAGCGCGACCTCGACATGGCCAAGTTCAAGTCGGACACCGGCTCGAAGAGCAGCATCCTGCGCCGCAAGCAGGACATCGACGCGGCCAAGGAAGGGCTGGAACAGGAGCGCAAGGGCACCGCGCTGCGCGCGACGCAAGCGCAGCTGATGCGCAAGACCGACGTCGATCAGTACCAGGCCGAGGAGATGGCCAAGGCCCACCTGGCCCGCACCGACGCAATTCGCCAGGGCGCCGCTTCGACCGCAGCGACCGCGGCCGCGCGCCTGAAGTTCGACGAGCGCAAGTTGACCGGCGAGGAAAGGAAGGCCGCCGACGAGCGCAACACGAAGAACGCCGACTCGCTGGCCAAGGAGCTGGCTACCCGCTACGGCCTCGACGCCAAGGACGCCACGCCCGAAACCCGGGCGCAGTACAACAAGTCGATGGACCGCATCATGTTCACGCTCAGCCAGAACAACCTCTCGCTCGGCTCGCTCAGCGCCGAGCAGCGCAACGCGCTGTTCCAGGCGGCCGACGAGGCCAACGCGGTGGACATGGACAACTCCTCTTTCTCCAACAAATTCATGGAGTTGCTGGGGATCCGGAGCCCGAGCGGCACGTCGAAGAACCTGCGACGGTACCAACCCACGGGTGCGGAGCCCGGCGTGTGGCAGGACGAGCTGCTCACCGAGGTCGGCCCCGTGGATGCCGACCAGTACAGGTACGGGAACACCGACACGTTCCACTTCGGTCAGCTGCCTGACGTCGACAGGACGACCGCCTATCACGAACTGCTGCGTCGTAGGGGGCGCTAATGGCTGGCCTGCGGAGGCTTGCGGACATCCTGGCGCCAGAAGAGGAAGTCCCGGCCGCGCCGCCTTCCACGACGCCGTACGACAGCTTCCGCGCGGGGCTGGACGTCACCGGTGGCGAGTTCGGCCGGCGCGTCACACAATCCCGGCTCGGTTCGCTGGCCGCCGGGCCGCTGTCGTACGTGGGCACCGGCCTGCGTATGCTCGGCCAGGACCGCCTGGCTGCTCCCGTTGAGGAGGCCGCACGCGGTTTTCAGCGCCGCGCTGGAGAGGCCGGCGTCAGTACGATCCAGGACGTCACGGAAGTCGGGTCACCGCACGAAGCGCTGCGATACGGCGCAGGCGCTGTCGCCAACGCCCTGACCTCGTACGCGCCCGGCCTTGCTGTCGCCGCGGCGACGCGCAATCCGAAGCTCGGCCTCGCGACGATGTTCCCCATCGAAGCGGGCGAGACCGCCATGAGCGAGGAAGCTCAGGGCGCAGATCCGCGCGCTGCGTTCGCAGCCAGCACCGGCAAGGGCCTTGTGAATACCGCACTCGAGTCCGTGCCCTTCCTGAACATCTTCGGACGCGGTCCTCTGCGCGCAGTCGGCAAGAACCTCGGCTACCCGGGGCGTGTTGCGCAGCACATGGGTGCGGAGGGTCTCACCGAGGGCGTGCAGGAGGTTGCAGGCATTGGGACCAAGACCCTGCTCGATCCGAACCGCGACACCAGCGGCGACGTCCGCGACGTGCGCGAGTCCGTCATCCAGGGTGCCATCGGCTCCGCGCCGATGGCGGGAGTGGCCGGCGCCATGCCCACCCAGGTCGGCGACGGTGCGGACACTGGCAGCATCCTCGACTCGTTCAAGAACCCCGTCCAGAAGGCGCGCGAGTTCGCAGCCAGCATGGAAGGCAAGACGATGCCCGAGATCCTGGACGCGCTCCGGAATCCGAACGGCGAGAAGAAGTACAGCAAGATGTTCACGGGCATCGCTTCCGCGGAGGAAGACCTGTCCGAGCAGGACAGCTACCTGATCAAGGCCATCGGCGAGAAGCGCTTCTCGCAGCTGAGCGCCAACGTCGACGTCCGCCAGCTCGCGCAGGAGATCGACGCCTACGTACGCGGCGAGGGCCGCTTCGGCATCGCCAACAACCCCGGCATGACGCCCGACATGGATCCGTTCCGCGCGGTCATCGCCGAGCTTGTCGGAGAGAAAGGAAAGCCGGACTGGGAAAAGGCCGACGCGCTGTTCGAGCACTACCAGAGCGCAGTCCCGAAGCACGAGAGGGAGACGCTGTGGGAAAGCGGCGTCGGTCCGGAAGAAGGGTCGAGCATCGTCGACGAGACGGCTCCGAAGGCCAGCTATCACTTCAAGGAAGCGAAGACAGGCCTGCCGTTCGTTGGAAAGCCCCCTCCAAGCGCGTACAAGTCACTTCGAGACATTGGCGCGCTGAAGACCGACCCGAACAACCGCAACAGCCGCACGTACGGACCGCAGAACATGCTCGAGTACGCGCTGGAAAACGGCATCGAGCCCGAAGCCGAGCTGCAGCGCATGCGCGAAGCCCTGTCGAACTACGAGCCGCGTATGCAGCGCTTACGCGACCAGTACAGGAAGACTCCCCCGGGCAAGCAACGCGCGGCCATCGAGAAGGAAGCGAATCAGCTGAAGATGCTGTGGAGCTCGCTGAATCTGGACACTGGCGCCGACGAGATCCTCTCCGGGCTGAACATCATCCGGACCGAGGCGCTTCCGGGCGACGACGTCACGGCTTCCGACCGGGACATTCAGCAGTACGCACGGCAGAAGTTCAAGCGCGCAGATGGCCCGTCGACCCTGAACTTCTGGAAGGACGGCAGGCCGCTGAAACTCAACGCGTCCGCGATCCTGGCCACTGAGCTCAAGCGCGACGCCGAAGCCCAGTCCAGGCTGAACGCCAAGGGCGAAGACTTCCTGCCGTACCTGAAGTCGATGCTCGACGAAGGCATCCGCAAGGTCATGAACCGCGGCTATACGCTGAACGAGGCCGCGGTACCGAATGAGCAGGGGAAGCGCGACAAGCTCGGCTTGCGCGCCGACATGCCTGTGTGGCGCATGCCCGGCAAGGACGGCAAGACCATCACGTACGGCGCTCTGGTGAAGGCCTCCCGCAAGCAGTTCTTGCAGGCCGACGTGCAGCTCGCGACTGGGCTCCCGCCGCAGAGCGAGCTGACTCAGGCGTTGGCGGAAGATAACGCCGGAATGGAGCTGACTCCCGCCGAGATGCAGGACATGCTCCGCGACTACGCGACCATGGGCCCAGACGACACCGCGCTGGCTATTGAGGCCGCTGACGCCGAGGCCGCCGCATACGACAAGCCCATCCTCGACCTACAGGCAGACATCGCCCGGCTGGACGCCGCCGTCGAAGAAGCGTCGGCCTTGGAACGGGAAGCGCTGATCGAGCAGAGAAAGAAGGCCAAGGCGCGCCTCTCCAGCCTGCGCCACGGCCGCGGCTCGTATCGGAACCTGGTCATGGAGCTGCGGGGTGAGAGCTTCGAGGAAGGCCTGGGTGCCGGAGCTGCCAGCACACAGGAAATGACCGAGGGGCAGGAGGCCATCGAGCGCCGCACGCCGCAGGTACGCCGCGTGCAGGAGGAGACCGGAGAGAACCTGGACGCCCTCAAGCGCGCCCCGGCGCGCGTCGACAAGGGCCCTGTCCCGGGCAACGCCCCGGTGCAGGAGCTCAAGCCGTCGCTGGAGGGCATCGCGGAAGCCGCTGGAATGCGCGGCAAGCCGCCCAAGCCGGTTCCGCCGCTGGTCACTCCGGCCCTTCCCGAGGCGCTGGGCCACCAGGCCAAGGAAGCCCCGCAGCAGCGGCCGGCGTCCGACAACCAGCTCGCTCCGGCCCTGGGCAGCGAATGGGACCGTACACCCGCCGCCGCGACCGTTGCCGCGGTGACCGGCAAGGACTTCAACCGGCAGAACTTCTTCAACGCCGAGAAGAACCTCACGAAAGAGCAGCGCGACGCCCTGAAGGAAGAGGTCTGGAGGCTCATCGGCAAGCAGGCCGAGGTCAAGTTCCGCCGGGCATTCGACATCGGCGGCGCGGGCGCCTTCTTCAAGGACGGCACCGGCCGGCGCATCCTCGAGCTGGCGGGCGACATCGGCATGGCCGCCGCGGAGAGCACGGCACATCACGAAGCCATGCACAGCTTCGTGTCGCTGCTGACGCACCCGAGCGCGCCGATAGAGCTGCGCAACGGATACGCGTCGCTGGTGCGCGCCGCGCGCGGCGCCGCTGTGCAGCGCAAGCTCAAGGCCGAGCTGGCGAAGAAGCACCCGGCGGCCTGGGAACAAGTCAAGAACGACCCCGAGGAAGCCGTCGCGTACATGTTCCAGTTCTGGCGCGCCGGCGTCATCACGAACAGCGACATCTCCCCGACCGCCCGCAGCTTCTTCGAGCGGATGCTCCGGTTCCTCCGCGACCTCATCGGCATCGTCACGCACAACGAGAAGGCCCTGGCGCTGATGAACTCCTTCGACGAAGGGCGCTTCAGCGACAACAACGTGTCCGTGGCTGGCAGCATCATCCGTGACGCGAAGCTACGGACGCTGGGCGAGCGCCTTGAGCGCATGACCGGGCCGGCGTGGAAGATGGGCGAGGCGCTGTTCCGTTCGTCGACGGACAGGCTGCGCGACACGAACATCAAGGCGTACCGCGAGCTGGCCGACATGTACCACAAGGAGACGGACAGCGAGCACGGCAAGCTGTCCTTCCTGCAGAAGCGGGCCATCGAGCACAACAAGTGGTCGGCCAAGCAGAAGAACGTGCTGAAGGGCGCCAGCCAGGAGCAGCTGTCCAAGGCACTGCTCGCGCTGCAGTCGCGTGAGGATTCGAAAGACCCAATCGTGAAGGCAGTCCGCGACTACCTCGGCGAGATGTTCCAGTACCTGAAGGACGCCAAGGTCGAAGAGACGTTCATCAGGTACGGCGAGCAGAAGGACAAGGACGGCAACGTCCGGTGGGCCAAGACCATCGAACGTGTACCGCTGCGCCAGGTCTCGTACAACTACTTCCCGCGCATGTGGGACTACGAGCTCATCAACCAGAATCGCGACGAGTTCCTGGCGCTGGTGAAGCAGCACAGCGGATGGAGCGACACCCGCATCAACCGCCTGGCTGATGACCTTGTGAACGAAGACCAGATCCCGCTCGGCAGCGAGCAGGCGTACTCGCCGTACTTCCAGAGCGCGTCGAACATCAAGCTCGACTTCATCAAGCCGAGCAACGCCGCGGCGTTCGCGAAGTTCCAGAACCAGGACCTGGTCAACATCCTGACCAGGTACACGTACCAGGCCGTGCACCGCGCCGAGTACACGAAGCAGTTCGGTTCGCGCGGCCAGGTCATCGTACAGAAGCTCCAGGAAGCGAGCGAGCAGGGGGCCACTCCCGACCAGGAGCGCATGGCTGAAAACGCCGTCGCCGCGCTCAACGGAACCCTCGGGCACGACATGGATCGCGACACGCGCAGCATCATGCAGACGATCATGGCGTACGAGAACGTCGTGCTGCTCCCCATGGTGCTGGTGAACAACTTCATGGACGTCGTGGGCATAGCCGTACGCTCGCACGACATGACCCAGGCCTGGAAAGCTTTCCAGCGGGGCATTGGCGACATCGTCCGCGATCTCCGTGGACAGCCGCGGACCGTGCAGGAAGAGATGGCTGAGCTGCTTGGCCTGCTCGACGACAACGCAGAGATGGCCAACTACGGCATGGCCTACGACGGCGTGTATATCGGCGGGTTCGCCAAGCGCGTCAACGACAAGTTCTTCAAGTGGACCGGCATGCAGTCGTGGAACCGCAGCATGCGTACCGCGGGCATGCTCGCCTCCACGGCCTTCATCAGGAAGCACTACCAGAACGTAATCGAGAAGAACGACCCGAAGGGCGACAGCGCGCGGTACCTGGAAGAGCTTGGCCTCGACATGAAGGACATCAAGTTCGACCGGCCCGGGACGAAGGACGCCAAGCTGCTGGTGCTCGATACCCAATGGGCGAAGAGGCTCAAGAAGCCTGTCGACCACCCGGACGTGCAGGCTGCGGCCAACAAGGTCCAGCAGGCGATCTTCCGCTTCGTCGACGGAGCGGCCATCCGCCCGAACGCTGCGCACCGTCCGATCTGGGGCTCTGATCCGCGCTTCATGCTGATCTTCCACCTGAAGCAGTTCACCTACTCGTTCCAGCAGGTGTTCTGGAAGTACGTCAACAAGGAAACCGACTACGGCAACGTCGTTCCGTTTGCCATAATGATGTCCCTCATCCCGTTCTCCGTAGCTACAAGTTGGAGCAAAGCCATGCTGCTAGGAAAGGGCGTGGACATTTCGCTTGAAAACTTCCTGGCCACCGCCGCCAAGAACACCGCAGTGCTCGGCACCGCGGGGTTCGGTGTGGATGCCATAGAAGACCTCAATCGAAATGGCGTACCTGGGCAGTCGTTCATCGGTCCCACAGGCGGGCACATGCTTCAAGCGATGCAAACGCTTGCGGGCAGCCCGCAGGACAGCTGGTCCAAGCTCGTGTTCAGGTCGCTCCCCGGCTCTCCACTGGCAAAGGCAGCGCTCCAATGAAGAAGAAAGACCCACCGCAGAACCCTGTGCTCGACCACCACGTGGCCGAGTTCGACGAATACATCAAGAAGTGGAGAGAGCTACTCAACCTCAGGAACTGGCGCGTATCCAGGGCGAAGAAGCGCGAGCCGAAGGCGATGGCCGCGCTCATCTCCGTCGAGCACGAGCACCGGCTGGCGCGCTACTCAATCGGCGTGGACTTCGGCGCCCACGAGGTGAACGGAGAGTCGCTCGAGTCCACCGCCCTGCACGAGCTTCTGCACCTCCTGCTGCGCCCGCTGATCGACGTGGCCGTAGCGGAAGGAGAGAACAACGACGCCGTGCTGACCGAAGAGCACTCCATCATCACGGTGCTCGAAGCCCTGCTCCTACACGCCTACAAGGAAGACTACGATGGAACGGATAAAGGCAAGCCTGCCCCTGAAGCACAAGCTCCTGTTCTACGGGAAGCCGGTAATAAAGCTGCTGCTGAAGCTGGCAGTGCCGCTGTTCGCGATAAGGGGAAAGTACCCGCCGCTGATGGTAACGCCGGATGATCCGGTGAGCCCCTTCGGCTCAGGCACGACTCCGGGCGCCAGCTACGAAGCGACACAGGTCAAGATCTACGAGCGCTTCGGGCGCTACATCGGAGACTGCGTCTGGCTGGGCTGGCGCAACAGCGGGTACGGAGTGTCGTATTACACAAAGCCGGACTGGCTGAAGCGGGAGGGCCTCCGGTACATGGATCTGGTGATCGAGGACGACCGGGTGAGCGTGGCGCTGACCGAAGGCCCGGATCCTGAGATCGACAAGACGCCTGACGGCGAACCGATCAAGGTCGGTACGCTGTGGGTGCGTACGCCGGACGGGAGTTGGCTCTGGGAAACGACGAGGAAGTGGGGGCCGTTCTATGTCATCACCGGCTACCGACTGAGTGCGATTGCTTCCGGCGCCGAGGAAGACAGGAAGCGTGTAGCCCGCGGGCAGCCGCCGGTGCCGCGCCCCCTGTATCATCCCAACATGGACGGCAGGCCGATAGTGTCTGTCCGAACAAGCTACACCATGTAAAGGAGGTGGTAATGAGCATCAGCACGGTATTCAGGTTCCAGACATTCAACGTCCTGCACCCGGACCTCCGGGGCCTCTCCGAGACCGAACTCAAGCGGCGCAGCAGCTTCCCGTGGAGGTTCTTCAGGCCGGCGGCGGAACAAGTCAGCTGGTACGGCGGCGCGATTCGCCCTGACGGCTCTGGGCAAGGCATGTACATGACTGAGCCCCAGGCTCAGGCATGGAGCGCGTGGGTTGTCAGTGACACGAAGGTCGGTCCCAGCTAAGTCCATGCCTAAGATAACCTGCTTCCGGTGCGGCCAGGAGGTCGCACCGGGTTTCGCAATGCACTTCGAGGGCGAGCGCCCAGTTCACAAAGGGTGCTACGGCAAAGAGATACCGGCTCCGAAGGTCGAACTTCCACAGGTGTTCTCGTGGATGACGGTCGAGGAGTTTGTGGGCCGCTCGACGATTGCGATGACCATCCTCCTTACCGCAGCAGCCTTCCTGCTATGAGCTGGTGGATGATTGCTTTCGTGGGTGTGGTGTACCTCATCACCTGCTTGATGCTGGCGAAAGAGGGAAGGCCCGGGATGGCGCTGGCGTTCTTCGGCTATGCGTTAGCCAACGTGGGCCTGGTCTGGGACGTCTTGCGCTAGCGCGGTCCCATATGGGGTTAGGAAACAAAAAAAGCCCGCCTAGGCGGGCTTCTTCATTCGAGCTCACTCATTTCTCTTCCTTCAGAGCGGCGTCGATACGGTGGGCAAGGTCACAGTAGTACCCGCGTCCCTCCATCTCGCGCTCGTCATTGGCCTCACGCCACACAGATTGCCGCGCCTCCCGCAGCAACCCACGCAGCCGCTCGATCTCCGCGGCCTGTTCTTCTTCGCGCCGAGCAACCGAGTCCCATCCAGTACGCAGCCGCACCACACAGTGCATTGCTTCGCGGTGGAGTTGAACTACTGCGTTGTCTGTCGCTGGTAGGAACGTGATCTGGTGTGCGTGCCAAGCAATCAGTTGTTCTGGGGTCATGTCATAGCCGTTGGACAGTTGACTTCGGAGCTTCTTCTGTCGGGACAAGCTTGTCCCGCGCAATATCGATTCCAGCGATAGCGGCAAGTGTGGCAGTACCTGACATCAGGTGTTCCCACGGGAGCAGCGTCGGTGCTGGCCACTGCTGGCCTGTCCACAGCGTCGCTAGGTTGCATAGCCAGAACAGCAACGGCCACAGCACAAGCTGGTACGCGTACGAAGCAACGAGGACATAGGCGACGCCCTTTCGCCAGTTAGGAGGGAGCGCGGGCGTCATGCTTGACTCTTAGGCTCAGGCGGCTTTTCGCGAGTCAACCAGAACAATGCTGCTTTCAGCGACTGGCGAGCCAGCCCCGTTTCCGTTGTGACCGGGAGATGACTCAGTGTGTCCACCATCTCTTCGATCTGAAAGACCAGACCCTGGTACATGTGCGGCTACCGCCTCCTCTATTCGATCCAACCTCGGCACCAGCCAATTCATGAGGTTAATGTCAAGCCATCGGCGGATCTCAGCGAGATCCTCAGCGAGCAGGGTCGGCATTGGGGGTGTCCTCTTGGAGGAGGTCATTGTACCTCCAGAGGCATTCGACGGAACAGCTTCAAGCGTCATCGCGGCCCCGTCTCTTTCAGTCCGCCGCGCGCGGTGCGCTCCCACGAACGCAGGATCGGGAAGTCCGAGAAGTCGCAGAAGCCGTACGCGGCTTTCATCAGCCGCACGATGCTCTCCTTGGCGGTGCCGACCACGATGAGATCTACAAAAGAATCATCGTGTAGCTTAGCCACCCTTTTAGCCTCATCGAACGTAGCGGTGAAACCAACGATGGTCTCGCCTTCGTCCGAGTGAGTGTTCGTTTCGGGGTCGGAGAAAACTTTGGACAGACTGATGCGGTAGATGTTCATACGTACTTCCAGCTGTTGTCGATGATTCGGATGCGGTTGGCGAGCATCCACCAGCCGCCGTTGGACAGCGGACGATCCACGTACCTCACTCCGCTGCACTCCACTATCACCCACACGCGTCCTTCCTTGCTCAGGTGTGGAGCGTGTGGCGCGCGCAACACGTGCCAGCCAGGCCGATGTGCGTAGCCTCTCGTAGGGTGGTCCTCAGCCTTCAGCCATTTGCCCGTTGGGTACCTGGCCTTGCGGTTGATGAACAGAGAGCCAAGCGTTCCGTCCTTGCGGAGCCGCATGAGTTTGTAGCCGAGAACTGGCATTACCCCTCCAGGTACGAGACATTCTTGACGTTAGGATCCCAGCACATTCGACATTCCCCGCATCGGTTGCCATTCAAGGAGGCTGGACAGGTAGGATTCTCCGTCACCACCGTAGACGTCAGGGCGTACCCTGGTATTGGGTCGCCGTTTACGAGTGGGCTTGACACTCGGACTGTAAGGTTGGATGGGAACGAACCGAAGACCGCCAGATACTGTGACACGAGCCCAACCTCCCGAGTGGGCAACCAGAACCGTTTTTCCGGCAGCCGATCCGCGATGAACACGATGTCCAGCAAATGCTGTAGACCTTGTAGATCGCCAGAGTCGTGCCACCGGAACCACGGGGAGCGTGTCGCGCCGATGAGCGTCACCATTCCTTGCGCCCACTTCGGGCTCTTCAGTCCGGAGGCGCGTTGGTTCATCGCCTGCACTACGTTGTCGAACAGATACCGCCCTTTCATCGCGTAGCACTTGCTGCATACGGTGCCTTTCTTCTCTCGGAGCTTCGAGCCGGTGACGCAGAGCGTCGCCGGAATGCTGTAGGCAGGACACGGCATCTTCGAAGGACGCGACAGAGTCCCGCATATCTTGAGAGCTTCATCCTTGGTCATCGTGTGATCACCTTCTTCTGCTTGGCGCGACCACGGATGAAGAGATACGCTTCCGTCAAGATCGAAACAGTCAGCACAGCTGACAGGACGATGCGATAGACGGAGTGCGCTACTTTCGCTGTAACAAAGATTGACTGCGGGTACGGCAAGGGCTTTGTCCTGTGTGCTCGCGGATCCACTCTGCGAGTTGTTTACGGGAAAGCAGCCGCTGGCGAAACTCCTCGGGGCCGTAAGCCGACCCGAAGTGCTGAGGAGCAATTACGACGCCTCCTTCAGGACAGCCTACGACGACATACACGGTACGGCCTTCGGTGAATCGGTCCAGCAGCCACGCGCGTTGTCGTTCGGAAATCGCTGGTCTGATATGAGCGGATTTGGGGATCAGGGGAATGTACTTGTATTCGATCCAGACGTCGCCATTCAGTCCGGAGTACCACACGTCGGCGGTACCGGACCGAAAGGGGTTATTCATCTTCTCGTGATACACGTCCTTGAGGTGGGCGTGGATACCGGAGATGAATTGGTTTTCAGGCTTCGTCGACACCTAAGAGTTTGTGCAGCGCTTGTTGCAGGTCCTGCAGCGTCCCGTCGTTTATGAGCGTGCGGTCCGCCGGATCATACGCCACTCCGTTCTCCGACGGATGTGACGCCACAGGTGTCGCGCCTGGTCGCACTACGTGGACCAGGAGGCCAAGCCTCCTGACCCACTGTGCTTCGTTCTCGAACCGAACGTCGGCGATCACCATGCCCGGGCCGTCTTCCAGGAACTTGGCCGTGCCTAGCGTCAACCAGATGCTCGGGTCGATCATGTTGCGGCCCCATTCGGTGCCGAGCCACTGCATCATTTGACGCGGGCTTTTGCCACCAAACGCCGAGATTGGCTCTTCTTTCCGTTCCGCCCAGTATGGGTCGGTAAAGTCGATGCCGAATCCGGCTTTGAGCATCGACCTGATCGGGTCCGCAAAACTGTAGCGATAACCTCCCAGGACCGAAAGCGCCATTTCGGCGCAGGTGTCTTTGCCACTTCGCGCAGCTCCGGAGAAACCGATTACTGAATGGCGGCGGCGCATTCGAGGAGCTTCCTGAGGTGAAGAGTCTGGTTGAGCGCGTCATTCAACGCGTTGTGCTTGACGGAGTCTTTCGTCAGCCCATCCATCGTTGGCGCCTTGATGTTCTTGAACAGCGTCTTCATCGTCCTGAAGCACCGCTCGTTGTAGTACTGCCATGGGCACTTGATCCCGGTGTCCTGGAATGCAGTCTGCAGGATCGGAATGTCGAACGAGGCTCCGTTCGACCACACCAGGACCTCTGCCCATTCGTTGCGTGTCAGCATGTTCTCGAGTCCGGTCATTGCCGACACGAGTGATTCCGGTGCGCGCGGCCTGAGCACGGCCTTGGCCCGGTGGTCTTGATCGACCCACCACGCGACGGTAGACATGTTCGCATGCCGCCGATAGTGGTCCAGCTGTTCCTGGGCATCCAGCTCGACGTAGAACGTGCGAGTGATGTCGTCGTCGGCATACAACACAGCACCCAAGCTGAGTATCACCGAGCGTGGGTCTGTGCCGAGCGTTTCTAGGTCGATCATCAAGTGCATTTGGAGCTCCGAGCAAAAAAGAAGGCCCGGCTGCACCGGGCCGGGCAAGTTTCTTGTTAGCGCAGGAAGCGCAGCTTGTACCGCGTCTCTTCGCAGAGGGCGACAATCTCATCCACGATGTTCTGCAGGTATGAGCTGTCGCCGAGCTCCTTGCGGTTCTGCTCGATCCACTCGCAGAGGTCGGAGACCAGCTTGATTGGATCGTCGTAGAAGGTGAACTTCTTCGGGTACTCCTCGATCAGGCCGTACTTGCCTTGGTAACCCTCGGCATATGAATCGGCCAGGCCGACGATCCCGTCGTAGAAGTCGTTCAGCGCCTTGTGGGCCGCATACGACCGCGTGCGCAGGTGCAAGACATGCGCGGTTGTCCGCGCATGAAAGCACCGCATGATCAGCTCACCAGCAGACATCTCACCTCCTACCGCATCACGCGGGAAACAGGACGGCCACCAGCATTGGGCTTAGCCTGCTGGGCTGCGGCCTTCGCCTGTTCCATCGCCGAGTAGTCCGGCTCAGTCAGCAGGCGCTTGCGTGCCTCTTCCATGCGGCCGACGCAGGCTTCGAGCTCTTCGTTCGGAGACCAGTTGCCGAATCGCAGCGAGGGGTAATCGGACTTCGGATCGAAGCCGATGGTCGTCACCACCTTGATCGGCGGTGCGTTGAAGCTGGCTGCCACGGCGTTGACGAAAGCGTCGAACGCGCGCAAGCCAGTCGGAGACACGGAGAGCAGCCAGATCGGATGATCCGCAGCCGAGCCCTTCGGCACGAGTGCGAGCAGCCGGCGATTCTGGCACGCCTTGCCACGACCCTGACGCGCGCTGCCGAACTGATTCTGCGGACACACAGCGCACGCCTCGGCCTGCTTGTTCGGGGCGTTGTCGCTGGGACGCAGCTCAGCCACATCCTCGCCGATGGCAAAGCAATCGGGCGGAATGACTTCGTCGCGAACGAACGGGTTGGGGAAGTACTGATAGACGGAGACGAAGTCCAGGATGATCGCCTCGAACGGTTCGGAGGACTCCATGCCGTCGGGGAATCGGAACTTCTTGCTCTGCGTTACCTTGATCAGGTCGCCGCCAGGCTTGCTGATCTTCTTGCTGAGCTCGGCAGCTTTCTTCGCCAACAGCTCGTCGTAGTTCACCAGTGCGTTTGTCATGAGGCCTCTATTCATCTAGTTTCGTTGTGCGCACAACCTTCTTGTCGAAGGGTACTACTCCCGGGATCGGCGAGTGCGACTCGAACAACTCCCGGCATCCTGCTACGGACGGGCGCTTCTCCAGCAAGTGGATGTAGCCCGACTCCAGGATGTACTTGTGGAAGGCGGACCAATCGACGACCTGGGGAAGCTTGCGATTGTCCAAGGAAACCCGTGCCAGGTTTCCAGAGGCCTGTGTGACCCCCTGCCCTTCCATATATTCGATCAGGTCCTTTTCAGCCAAGTCGATCAGTTGTTGGGCCGTACTCACCTGCGCCTCGAGCTCCTTCTTCTGGACCTTCAGGCGCTGCAGATGATCGATACGTTCACCAAGAGTTGACATCGGAGTGTACTCCACCCTGTAGAGGGAGAAAGGTCATTTCGAGTAGTTCTCTGCGTACCCGCCCTCTGCGTTTAGCGGCAGATCCGGCGCCCAGTACGGCGGCGTCTTCATGGTGCGGAGCCCGAATTGCAGGGCTTCTTCGGCCTCGTCCTTGTGGGCGATGTAGACGACCTCGTCGTGTGTCATAAATGCAACACGGTATCTCTTTGATATTTCAAGCATTTGCTTGGCCACGATGCACCTGGCCAGGGCCTGGACCACGTTCTCGGTCAGGATCCCGCCGTAGAGCTTCACCGGCCCCTTGCGGGACTGGTACGAGGCGTTGAAGGCGCGCTTCGTCATGGCGCTGATCGACGCGTGCAGCATGTGGTAGTGGATCGCCAGCCCGGATGGCAGGATGATCTGGTTCTTGTCGAACGACACAGCCTTGAACTTCTTCGGCTCACCCTGAACCATGTTCGTCAGGTGTGCTTCCATCTCCTGCCACAGGTGCACGATGGCCTGGTTGAACTTGCGGTACGTGTTCACGTAGTCGCATGCCTCGTTGATGGTGATCTCGACCGGACTATTCTGGTCAGTGGCCAAGGTGGTCTTCAGCTTGTCCGGCCCCATTCCGAACCCCAGGGCCAGCGTGCAGACCTTCCCTACGAAGCGTTCATGAGCTGTAATGTCCTCCAGGGCCTTCTTGAACATCACCGTGGCTGTGACTCGATAAAGGTCAGGACCCTTCCCTTCGTCGTACAGGCGGAAGACTTCGAGCTTCTCCTGGTCGTTGGCCATCCACAGGTTCACTCGAGCTTCGATCTGCGCCGAGTCGACTACAACGAGGACGTGGTCCGCAGGCGCCAGGATGCTCCGTCGCAGTTCGCCGCCACGAGGAAGATTCTGGAAGTTCATCCTATTGCCTGCGGACCAACGTGTGGTGTGTGCGCCGCAGTACTGCAGCAGCACAGGAAGCTTTGCGTCGTCCTCCCCCGCGCGAAGGAAGCGCTCGGCGCGTGATTCTCCGAGCGTCGACTTGATCGCCCAGCGCGCCTCGATGATTGCCTTGATGTTGCTTGTGCCCCCTTCGTACAGGTCGAGAAAGGCCTTGTCCTTCTTGGCCAGGGCCCATGTCTCGCACTTGGTAGCCGGGCTGATCTTGGTTGGCACCGTCACGCCTTGGCGCTCCAGGAGCGCAGCAAACTCGTCGTTCGAGCTGAGCTGGTCTGCCGACACGCCCGCCAGCATCACCTTCGCGACCTTGTTGCCAACTTCCTTGTTCAGCGCTTCCTTCACACGCTCCATGTCCACGCGCAACACCGGGTCGCAGAACATCTGGAGCGTGAGATGCATCAGGTCCATCTCGTCCGCCGGTACCTTCTCCACCAGGATGTCGTAGGAAGAAGCCATCACACCGACGTCGTTCACGCAGTACTCGCCGAGGTTGTTCATCTCCTCCTCGGTGAGCTCAGTCTTCCCCTTGATGTCGGCCAGGGCCCCCTTGATCTTCGCGCCTGTCCCCAGGCGTTCAGCAAGCGAATCCAGGTCGTGCGGCACGTGCGCGCCATACACCGCGCGGCTCATGAGCATCGTGTCCGCGTAGCGCTTGGGAACGTGACCGTAGTGATGGCTGAGTATGTAGCCGTCGAACGCGGTGTTGTGGCAGACGAGCGTGGCATTTTTCCACGGGAGCTCTGCCAGCTTCTTTCGGGCGAGATCACCGGAGCACCACTGCAGCGGCCGGCGTCCGACAGCCCAACCCACGCAGTGAACCATGAAGCGTTTGTCGCGGATGTACTCGCTCATCGAGATCTTCGGGCTCTTCAGCGAGTAGCCCTTGTCGTAGAACGTCTCGAAGTCCAGAAAGATCGTTGTCATCTACTCTTCAACCTTGATGTCGACCCCAAGGGCCTTCAGCTTCATGATCATCTCTATTGGCGACGAAAACGAATACTCCTGTTCTTCTATCTTAACGATCACTTCTCCGGCCCGGAGAAGCTCTGGACGTACGACCAGCTGGATCTTCATGTTCGCGGTGTTCAGCCGCGCGATGTGCGCTGCTACGGCGTAAAAACGATCTTTATGTCTTCGTACCCCATAGCTGCGAGCTTCAGCGCCATCGCTGTCACAGTCGTGCCGTGATAGGTCCAGAACTTTGCGTTGTCTATCTGCAGCGCCACCCAGCCCGAAGAATCGCTCCACGGCGTCAAGACAACTCCATGCTTTTTTATCCATGTCGGGTGCCCAGCCAAGGCGGCAAGAGTGTGATGTTGCATTTCCGCAACCACAGAAGATGTAGTTGGAGACAGGCTAGGATAGAGATCAGGTGCGTTCATCTTTCCTAACCTGCACGATGGGGCGACAACCGAGCGCGGCGATCTTGAACAGCACCTGCTCGAAGCTCTTTGTGAACACGACGTATGGCTTGAACCCGTGATAGGCGGTAGCAGTAGCTGGTCCGCTTTGCTCCACACAGATGCTGTGCAGGTCGTTTTCCTTGATCACCTGTACCAGCTCATCCCACGAGCGCTGTGCCATGACTTCCCACTGGATGCGCATCTTCATGCGCTCCATCTCGATCTTGTGCCTGAAGTGCTGATTCAGATCTTCCAGTGCTTGCGCGCGGAAGTCGGTGTAGTCGCCTAGGGTCATGGCAGTTTCGGCGCGAGCTTTGCTTTCACTCGTGTGCTCAGGTCGAGGGCATCCAGGAGGTCCATCTGCTTCGCGTCCTTGTCCTGCAGCCGCTGGGTGACGCGCTCTTCGATGGTCCCCGGGGCCACCACGACTATGGTCTCGGTCTTCTGCGTCTGTCCTGCGCGGTAGATGCGCCTGTTGCCCTGCAGCCAGTGCTCCAGGTTGTACGTCGGGCTCGCCCAGATTGTAGACGTGCCCCTAGTCAGGGTCAGCCCATGGGCTGCAGACTGCGGCTGGGCCAGGATGACCCGGTAGAAGCCCTGCTGGAACATCTTCACCCGCTCTTCGCGCTGCTTGCTGGACACGCTGCCGTCGAGCGTGGTGTACGTGATGCCCCGCTTCAGGAACTCCGTGGCCAGCGCGTCTCGCTGATGCTCCCACAGGAAGAAGACGATGCTGTTCTTCCGCTCGTCGACCAGGTCGCCGACCAGCTCGTATCGGCCCGTATCCACGAGCTGTGCCTCGCCTGCGTTGTCGTACACATAGCCGCTGGCGATCTGCATCAGCTTGGTCATCACCGCGGCTCCGTTCACGGCCGTGATCGTCTCGCCGCTCTCCACCATGGTGATGGCCGCATGCTCCATCTGCTGGTAGGTGCTGTACTGCTTCGTGCTCAGGTGGTAGTTGATCGAGCGCATGGTGTGCTCGGGAATGTCTACGCAGTCCTCGAACTTGTGCCGGATCGTCATGTCCTCGATCAGCTTGCTGATGACCTGTTCGATGCCCGGCCTGTTCTCCCAGCGCATCATCGTGGCCACAGGCCCCACCTGCACGCCAGTGCACGTGTTGTTCCTGAACGCATAGAACGACGTACCGAGCCGCTGCCCGTCGTCGAGAACGAGAACCTGGTGCCAGAGGTCAGTGATGATGTTGCTGTTCGGGGTCCCGGTCATGGCGTGCCGGTAGCGGAAGTTCTTACTGATCTTCTTCAGCGCCTTGCTGCGCTGGCTGGTGTGGTGCTTGAACGCCGTGGATTCGTCGATGATCAGCATTCCCTCGTGGAAACGCTTCCAGAACGCATCCGGCTGCTTCACCAGCCATTTGACCGCATCTGTGTTCGTGATGAACACGTCTGCTTTGTCGGCGAAAGCCTTCGCTCGATTCTCGGCCGTTGCGACCGAGGTACGCAGCTGTGGCGCGAACTTGAAGAAGTCGTCTGCCCACGCGGAGCGCAGCAGGGACTTGGGTGCAATGACCAGCGCGCAGCCCGCGCCGAGATTCTTGCGGCGGTGCGCGTACACCTCGATGGCGGTACGGGTCTTTCCCGTGCCGGGGTCAGACGTGTCGAACGTCCGGTCCCTGGGAAGGATGAACGAGATTGACGCGCTCTGGTGCTGAAAGAGTGGAAGCATCGATGTTTCTCAGTATGTTCATGAATTCGATTTGTACCTTGGTGCTTTGTTCCTTCACGGCGAGGTCTATGTGTTCCATCAGCGCCATTTCCCAGAACATGTCCTTCTCACCCCGGAGCCGTTTCGAGCAGACATTGACGAATAGTCGGACTTGCATGGAGGCCAGCTGCAAGAGCGTAAGCCCGCCGATGAGTGGGGGTTCCTTCGATGAGGAGGTCTCGCTTGTAGAGTTCATTGTGGACCTTGCCCAGAAGAACGTCCATGCAGCCCAGCTGCAGTTCGTTAAGGATCTTGCCTCTCATGATTGCTGCGACGACCAGGGCGCCAATGGACTTGAGTTCGTCATCTCCCACGCGCTCGATGCGCGAATTGAGCTCTTCACTCACATCCTCCACGAGGCGCAAGTAACTGTAGAACAAGTGCTCCTCGCTGCGGCGTCGGCTGTAATACGTTGCGTGTTTCACATACAGCGTGTACGCGTGCACCAGCTGCTCTGATGTGTCCTTGCTTCGGTCGAAACTCATGGCGGGCTCTTGTAGGTGCCTGGAGCGCTAACCCCAGGGCTAGCTGTAACGTAGCTTCGCCGACTTCATCACCCAAGGGGAGAAAGGAGGTAGACCTCAGGCTGAAGCTGCCGGTGTTTCAATTCCCATTCCACCGCCGGCTGGGAAAGCCTGGGCCGCTTCCTGCCCAGGATGAAAGAACCGAAACGTCTCGATGTAAGCGAGGAGGACGATGGGGCGGGCGCCACGCAGTCGATACTTCACTGCGGACTCGACCAGCGACTCGTGGAAGTGCTTGTTAGCCTTCAGGCAGAGCTGGTCTAGGTCCGACAACGAAAGTGTCCGCAGGACCATCACCCACTCTGTCAGTTCTAAAAGGCGATTTCCAGATGTCCGCCTTCCCACCAATTCCTTCAGGGCAGTGATTAGTTCCCCATCGACCGTAGGGGCACCACTTGCAGTTGAATGTAGACGGTTTGGGGGGAAAATCGACTTCAGAAGTGATTCGTACTCCTCGGGAATGAAACTTGTCTCGCAGGACTCGGATTTCATCGGCGGTGTATGCATGATGTGAGAGATCATTCTGGTCCGTGTACCAGAACTCCACATCAACCCCTTCCAGCTCGGGGAAGCGTGCATGTGTGGCCACGGCGTAGAGCTGACCCTGTTCCAAGTGTTTGATTTCATTGCCGGCTTTCTTGCCTGTCTTGAAGTCGATGACGACCGCGTGATCGTCCGCCACGCGCACCATGGCATCGAGCTTCAAGCGAATCCAGACATCCGAGCTCATCCAGGCTACCGGGGACCAGGATCGGTCGTGACCCCACTCGCCTTCGAGCGAAACCTTACCTTCTTGATATAGGGTGCGGAGGTTCTCGAACTCTTCCCGGAACGCATGAAGCTCCGGAATAAGCTCGACGCCGCCCTTGACAAAACGCTCAGCAGCCTCGTGCACACGCGTGCCGCGGTCGTTGGCATGTTCGGTCTTTCCAGGGGGAAGATGGCGCTCTGGCTCGGGGATGCGGTCGATGTACTGGAGCTTTGCCCGGCGTGGGCACAACTCGAAGGTGACCATCCGGGAATGCGACCAGGTTTTCAGCATCGTGGACTCGTCGGACTGAGTTGACAGACCTACGAGTATATGACAGCTCCCGTGTCCTGACGGAGTTTTTCTGCGCTCGTACTCATCACGGTACGGACCCCAGTCTCCAGCCTCTCCCGGTCCTTGACTGCCCGCCGCCAGGATCGCACTGCGGCGGCGGTGGCAAACAGGTCGGACGTCTTGGGATCCTCCGGGTCCATCTCGGACAAGTGAGCTTCGAGCTCGCTGCGGGCTTTGCATGCCTCTGTGTATGCCTGCGTGAATGTTGTTGACCAGCCCGCTTTGCCCAGGGTCTCGATCAGCTCGTCGTACGCTCCCAGCTTGACCCGGGAGAGGACCTGCAACAGGTACTGCCTCCGGCGCTGGCGGTACTCCTTCTTCTTTTCCGGGATCCACTTGCGGTGGAGGATGGGCTGAAAGCTCGTGATGGTCCCATCCGCGTTCATGATGAACCCGCCCTTCACATGGTGCCATTTGGTCTTGTCCCGCATTGCCGCGCGCCCTTCTTCGAACGGGACTTCCTTCCCGTCCGGACCTATGTACACCGACTCGCCTTCTGGTTTCCAGAAGTACGTGTGCGCCGGGAACAGGATGTGGTCAGCGTTCGTCATGACGCTTCGGTTGATCTTGATCGCGAGCTTGCCGTCGGTCAGCCACCCAAGCAGGTGGTTTATCGACGAGCTGACGTTCCTGTACTGCAACGGGAAGATGAAGCTGCCGTTTGGAAAGACCGTAGCGATGATCGTGCGTTTGTCCGGATCCAGGTTCTGCGAGCCGCGCCAGAAGATGTCGAACGCGCGCTTGTGCGCGTCCGTGGGAACCACGGATGGCATGAACATGAACGCAGCGCAGTTCCAGCGGCGATGGTGGGCGTTGAAGATCAGCCGGCGGAAGTTCCGCTTGCGCGTATCCCATAGCTCGCGCATCTCGTGCCAGCGTTTCGGGTTCATCAGGAGATCCTTATGCATTCGCCGAAGGGCGGTTCAACGTCGGTGGTCATGATCCACATGGTGGGGTAGTGGACACTGTCTGGGTCCGGAAAGGTGCCGTAGCCATCGGTCAGGTAGATGATGCACTTCGGCTCGATGCCTTCCTTCTCGATGTACTCGAATGGCGGCACGAAGCTGGTGCCACCGCCGCCTTTGGCTGCGGTCAGCCCGGCCGGCATCTCTTCGCCGGGCTCGATCTCCATCACCTGCTGGACGTCAGCATCGCAGTCGATGATGATCACTTTGCTGGGTCGGACGTCGACTGCGATGGACTCGATTTCTCCGTTGAATTGCTGGAGAGCATTCGGATCGCAATAGATAGACCCAGATGTATCGCGAAAGACAGCAATGGGGCCAACGGTCTCGCTGTACTTACCAGGCAGATACAGACCGTCTGCAATGAACCTTCGCTGAGCTTTGTTCCAACTGTCTTCAACATTGACCCGTTCCGTTGCGAATCGACGAAGTGCGCTCTTCCAGTCAACGACTGGTGTCAGCGCGTCTGCGACGAGCTTTTCGAGCTCGGCGGGCATTCGCCCTCGCATTTTGGCGTTGTGGGCTGCGGCGGCAAGGTTCTGTTTCCACTCTGATTCAGCTTGTCGGTTAGCTGCGTCCTGCGCTTGTCCATCGCTTGGGTTATCTCGGACTTCACCGCATCCACCAGGGTCAGAACTACCGCCATCACCAGGAGGAAGCTCAGGCAGAAGGTTGTAAATTTCATCAGCAGCCTTGTCATGGAATCGCGGGTCATCGAGCGCTCCTTGCGGCAAGCGATAGCGCTTGCTGATCAGCGGGTTGAGGGCGTAGTCCGCCGCCATGTTCCACCGACGGTGTTCGCGGTTGCCGCGGCGGATGTGGTGAAGGAGCGCCGGGTGCATGATTTCGTGAACCAGTAGGCCCTTCAGTTCCTCGCTGTTGAGCGTCTTGATGAACTTCGGGTTGTAGCCGATGGTCACGCCGTTACACCATGCAGTCGGCGCTGTTGGGTCTTCGACGAAACGCATGCGCAAGAGCAGCGTGCCGAAGAACGGGTCAGCCATCACGATCTCTGCACGAGCCTTCGTGATGGGGTCAACTTTGCGGATCTCGAAGGTCATTTGGTTGCCTTGGCAAAGTTTTGGATGTTGGCCTTGACGAGAGCAACGCGCAGCTCGTCGTCCAGGGCGTCGGATAGATCGACCTTGGTGCGCTCGACCTTGCGGTTGAACATTGCGCGCGAGCCGTCGTCGACATACTCGAGCACCGTGGGGAAGATCTTGTGCAGCTGCTGTAGCGTGGACACTTTCTTGAACAGGTCCTTGACCTGGTCGGAGAGAGCGTCGGACTCCTGTTTCAGCGCGTAGGCTTCCCTGAGCAGGCGTATCGCCTCGCCGCCATGAGTGGCCAAGACAGAGCCGGGCTCCGCTTCTGCAACCACTTCAGGGGTGTAGTGCATCTGGACCCCGAACGTGTGCTTGGCCGCTACCGGCAGTTTGTCCGCCAGCTGGATCACGACGTCCCGGGACAACTGTCCTTCGACCTTGAACCGAATCTTGAGCGTCTCGGTGAAGATCAGGTAGTCCTTCGGAATCTCCTTGAGCTTCTTCTGAAGGTCGGCAGGCACGAGCAGGTTGTAGGTGTAGCGTGCCAGGTTACCGGCAACGGCGTCGATTCGCTCGAGTAGCTCGGTCGCCTTGTTTTCGTAGTTCTTGACGAGGTTGTAGCGAATGGTGTCTTGTCTGCCTTTAGTTAGGACGACTGTGGCCATGGGATCCGCTGTATGAGAGTGAGAGGGTGGTGGAGGCAGTTCGCTACGCTGCTTGTGCCTCAAATTCGGAGTACTAGTTACCGTGCCAGCCATATGAGGACATTACCGACCCGGCGGAAGCCTCCGGCTCTCCAGGATTCGAGGTCCTGGACCAAGGCTTTTCCTCCTACACTCGTGCTACGAGTATCTCCACCATGTTCTTACAGGATCACGTCGGAGTTGCGCGTCGACCACTCGGTGAAGGCCTTCGTGTTGCAGACCTTCGGGTTGCGAGTGACCGCGTCCGACATGCACATCACGCCGAACTCCGGGGGCATGCGGTCCATGTACAGCACCGCGCGATCCAGGTTGCTCTCCGTGATCTTGGTAGCCAGGGCTGCTGCCGTGGCGTAGAGCGTGCCGGGTTCCTTCGGCACCTCTGTCTGCTTCGGGTTCATGAGCAGGGCGTCGAGGTTCGGCATCTTGCTCGAGTACTTCATGTACGCGATGAAGCGCGCCGCGACACCTTCACCCACGACTGAGCCGTAGGTCTCGTACTCCGCGCCTGCCGGGATGCCCGAATGCAGCATCTTCGACAGGAACGCCCACGAGCGTGGTGTGGCGAACGCTTTCGCGTCCTTGAGCTTCTGGCTGGCTTCCCGCTGGCGTGTCTCGCTCTGGCCGACATCGAACTCATTGAGCAGGTTCGACTCCTGGCGCAGGAACGCGATCACGTCCGAGTGGATCTCGTTGCGCAGGGCCCATGCACACCAGTCGTCGAGATGCGTCTCGACTTCGATGTGGATGAACCTGTTGCGCAGCGGCGCGGGCATCGCGTTCACGATTGCCCGGTCCTGGATCCGGTTGCCGGCGGCAACGACACGCCAGCCTTTCGGGAGCTGGTAGCTGCCGAGGCGACGGTCGAGCACAAGCTGGTATGCAGCAGCCATGGTGCTGGTCTGGCCGCTGTTGATTTCGTCGAGGAACAGGATGCCTCGACTGTCAGGATCCCGCGGAAGGAAATCCGGCGGGTTCCATTTCGTAACCCCCTCCCGTACCTGCGGGATGCCGCGCAAATCCACGGATTCGAGCTGGCTGATCCGGACGTCGCTGATGTCAAGCGAGTGGTCGTTGGCGACCTGGTGCGTGAGATCCGACTTGCCTACCCCCGGGGGGCCCCAAAACATGACGGGGACGTCGGCTTTCAAGGCGGCAGCGAGAACCTGCCCGGCTTGACTAATGCGCATTGGTATCGGCTCCTTTCTGGGTGGTGAGGCGGATGTACACGTGTCGGACCACCATGGCGGTGGTAGCAAGCAGGAGTGCGTTGAGGATCATGAGGATTCGGATTTGAGAAGACTTTGAAGGGCAACGAAACGCTTTCCGTTCGTCATCATGTTGCGAATGCTTTTGATGTGCTTGAGCACCTCCTCGTGTGTGAGTGGAATGGGAGTCAGCTCTGCGCCGGACCGATGAGCCTGGAGCATGTAGATCCCGCGGCGGATGTAGAAGCAGGGATTGATCTCATCTGCGTCATCCGCGCAGTCGTAGACGATCAGCGCGTCGGCTATCGGCATGCGACTGTCGCCCTCTGTCCGCTCGTTGAGTGGGCTGAAGCCGACGCACCCACACGGGTACCTGAACATCCGTGGGTATTCGCCGTCCTGCTCGTCGCGTTTGTCGATGTCTACTATGGTTTGCATGACACGCCGATTCCGGTAAGACGGGGTTCTGTGAGAACAGGCTTCTCGTTCTCACGCTGGACCTGTCTGCGGTACTCCTTCATGCGCCGCTGCAGGTAGCCGGCTTTCATCGTTTCCGACGCCGGGTAGTACTTCCAGTTGGGGTCTCGGATTCTCATAGTCTTCGTGCAATCATGATCTCGAGCGAGGCGGTGTCCCACTCTTCGATTCGGCCGTCAGTTGTTGCGAGAGTCGCGCTTTTGGTATGCCCGAGGGGCGACGTGTTTGCGTGGATCACTACGAAGTGCGGTGAGTTTGCGTAGCTTTTGTTTCTCACCACGTCTCCTGGTATCAGCCTTATAAAGCACTGACCAGGGTCCTTCGGTTCTGATTTTTCGTTCCACATCGTCACAGGTCCTCTCGAAGTCGAGCTTCATCGCCGCGACGGCGAAGCCGTTGGTTGCGCCAGTCACGTCCGCGGGACGCTTGTAATGAGGGATCTTCATTCGCTGTCCTTGTCGCGATACAGGTCGTTACCGCGCAGCCCCATCAAGCGGCGCCAGTACTTGTAGTTGGGCGGCACCTTCACGCCGAGCATCATCGTGCACCGCTCCGCGGCCTTAACAGCGGCCAGGTCGGCATAGAATTTCGATGATGTCATCGGGGATGAAGTCTGCGGCTGGTCGGTAGAGTTGGACAAAGGGGTCGAACTCACCAGGTCGTCGCTGATAACGTTCCCTTGTGGGGAAGAGATGTTTTCGGTCTGCATGGAAGTCCCTGAACTTGTGGCCCGGTGTCGGACACGGCGTGTCGTCCCCGGGACCCAGTTTGAAGAAAGGGGCGGGGCGCCCGCCCTTGCCGAGCGAGCGCCGCCACCCACACACGTGAATGCTGCCCTCCAGGTGCATCACACGCAGTCGATTGCGAATCGACTTTGGTTCGTACCCATTCATGCGCCTGCTGAGCTCAATCACAGACAGTGCTTCTCCCTGCTCGAATATCGAAAGCAGGCGTTCCTGGAGTGAGTTCACAGCGGAGTCCACCAATATCCTGGAGACTGGCGCGCGTGGCTCCTTGGTGTCCGCATTGGTCGCATCGTACCGTTGGGCCTGATGATCTTCTTGTTGAGAAGGAGCCGGGTGAGTGCACCCCACGCGTTGTGGTGGGTTGGTTCCCCGATCTCAGTACTCAGTGCGCGCCTGATGTCTTCTGCGATGAAGGCGTTTGGCGAGCCGTCGGCAAGCGCGTTGAGGCGCCACTGCATGCACCGCAACAACGCACTGCGCATCCACGCTTTGTTGGCATTGGTGACACGCATGAAGCCCTTGTCACGTCCTGCTTCGGCAGTTGTAGTCAATGTAGCTTCTCCCCTGGGGGTGGTCCATCGTCAAGGTCGGAAGAGGCACCCTTGTCCGATTCAGGCAGAGTGAGGATGCTCTCCCCAATGATTCTCGCCATCCCGACAAGGTCATGCCGGGTGCCGAGAAGCAAGCTGTGGAACGTCACGCGGTCGTTGTCCTGCACGTTCTTCATTGCAAGGCCGAGCACGATACCCACAAACGATTCGCGTGTGATCGCATTCACCAGGTTCTTCAGCAGGACTAGCTGTTGTTCTGTTGAGAGGCTGGCGAAGTCTGCTGCGTTAGGAAATTCCATGCGAGGTGTCCTGCGGTTTGGTTCCGCGATAGGTAGTTGCGAAGCAGAAAGGCTGCCTGCCTGGGATTCTGGCCGTAGAACCTCAGCTTCTTCATCCTGGTCTTGACAAAGCGCAGTCTTCCGCGCGAGATGCTGGGGCCATTGGCCACAGCGTACTCCAACACGTCCAGGCGATCCTTCAGCTGGGGGATCAGGTACGAGCGCAGGAACGAGCCCCACATGTTCGTATCCGCCTGCCTTGGCGGGGAGTACAGCTTCATGAAGACAATCCGCTGCTTGAGCTTGGGGACCTCGAGCTTGATGCGCTTGCGCTTCTTGCGGTTCAGCGCGACAAATCTGCGCGAGTTTGTGCCAACCAAGCGGGGTCTGCGTGCCAATGTACCTGAACTCCCCGAACCGAGCGCTGACCGTTCCATACGTAGTCCATGTGAATGCGGTGGTGCCTGAGATAGGACGTGAACTTGTTCGGCGACAGCGGGACGCTGCCGATGCAGTACTGGAACAGCACACGCAGCTCATCCCGTGCCAGGTTGTTCTTGTTGGTCAGCACGATCTCTTTCACGAGTTCCCTGTACGCAGCCGTGACACGCAGCGAGTCGAACGCAGATTCCGTGTTCGGCACTTTCATTGCGTCGTCCTGCGTAGGCAGCAGCTCCACGAAGAACTGCATGTTTCCCTTGGTCAGCGCCTGCGCAACCGAGTCCGCAGAGCGCATCGTCGTGTCGATCAGCTGCCTGCGAGCCTCGTTGTCCAGTGGGAAGCGCGCCTTGTCCAGGTCTGCCTCACGAGTCATCCAATAGCTGTAGGCTTCGAACAGTTCTACTCCGTCCTCGATCTGCCGGATCTCAGCCATGGACAGCGGGATGCGCGCCGGTTGGTACCGTCCCACGTTCGTACGCCTGTCGTCCGAGGGCAACTCGATGGCGTCCGACATGTTCGAGGTGTAGATCACGTTGCACGAGTTCTTGATCAGCCGCGCCGGCTGGTACAGCTTGCGCATGCTGATCTCGGTATCTGCGATGATCGTCTTGAGCTTTGCGATGATCTTGGCTGCTTTCTG